CACGGCGCTGCCGCTGGCAGGGGTGCCGGCGGGCACGGCGTCGGCGTAGGCCGCGCCGGTGGTAATCACCACGCCGTTGTCCCAGCTCACATTGAACTGGTTGTCCTGGCCGGAGACCGCGGCGGCCACGTCCCGCAGGCGGTAGTAGGTCTCGCCGCCCTCAGTCAGGGTGGCGGCGCCGTCGGTCTTCTGGATGGTGAAGGTGTCGTCAATCGCCTCCACCTTGCCTTCGGCAGTGATCTGGTAGGTGGTGATGGAGAAGCTGTCGCTGTCCATGTCGATGACTGAGTAGCTGGGCAGCCAGTTCTGGCTGCGCTCGGCGATATAGTCCTGCTGGGTGGGGATCAGCTCGTAGAATTTGGAGCCGGAGGCCGAGTTGGCGGTCATGTAAAGGGTGCCCTTGGGATTGACCACGGTGTTTCCGGTGGTGTCCTCGATGGTGTAGCAGCCGTTGTCCGCCTGGAAGGCGTCGTGGAGGGCCGTGCTGGCGGTGTCGCCCTCCTCGGGGTACAGGGGGATTTTCTCGTCGGTCTGGGTGTTGAAGGCGTTGTCCCAGTCGTAGTCGCTGCCGTCCGCATTCAGACGGAACTCATAGGTGCCGTGGGTCTGGCCGTCGCCGTAGAGGAGCTTGGAGCGGCTGTAGGTGTGGTCGTGGCCCTGGAGCACCACATCGATGTCGTACTTGTCAAAGATGGGGGTGAGCTGTGTGCGGAGGATCATGCCGTCGGTGTCGGAGTGATCCAGACCGGTGCCGTAGATATCCTGGTGGATGGTGACCACGCGCCAGGCGGCGTCGGGAGCAGAGGCAATGGCCTCCTGGATGGTCTTCTCGTGCTCGGCTACATTGTAATTGTTGGTGTTGAGCACGATAAACAGGCCGGCGCCGTAAGAGTAGTAGTAGTCGCCGCCGGCCTGGGTCTTGCCGTTCTCGGTGGCGTTGGGGTTGTTGAAGTGGTAGGTGTAGTCGGGATTCAGGGAGTCGTGGTTGCCGATGGTGGTGGCCACGGGCAGCCCGGCCAGCACGGCGGGGGAGAGGTAGCCCGCGTACTCCTCCTCCTTGGCCTGGCCGGTCTTATTGACCTGGTCGCCGGCGGAGATGATGAAGTTGACGCCCGGATTCTGGGCAGTGGCGATCTCCAGGGTGCGGTTCCAGGCGAAGGCGTCGTTGCGGGCGGCGGTATTGGCCGCGCCGGAGCCGGCCGTCAGGGCCTCGCCGTTCTGGGGCTGCCCCTTGGAGGCGCCGATCTGGGGGTCGCCTACATAGAGCATCTTTACGGAGTCGAAGCTGCCGGTCTTGTACTCCTGCACCTCGCTCTGTACGCCGTTCTTCTCCACGGTATAGTAATAGGTGGTGTTGGCCTCCAGCCCGGTGACGGTAACATGGTTATAGTCGTAGGCCACGCCGTCGGTCAGGCTGTTGTCCACCTGGGCAGCCTTGCCGGTGAAGGCGGTCAGGTGGTCCTTGTCGGTGCCAAAGTGAACCACCGGCGTGGCGGCCTTGCCGCTCTCCGTCTTGCTGTACCAGGCGAAGTTGAGCTGGGTCTCGTCTGCGCCGGGGGTGAGGGATACCTTGGTGTAGTCGGTGGCTACGGTCTCCCACTCCTTGACCCAGTCCTGCCAGGCGGCAGAGCCGCCGGTGACGCTGCTGTCGTTATAATTGGCCGTGGCGGCCAGGGCCATGGGGCCGGCGCTCAGGACCAGCGCGCCGGTGAGGACGCCGGCCAGGACCTTGTTGCGTTTCTGCATGCTTTCCTACTTCCTTTGCAGTTTGGTTTTGGTTCCATGGAACCAGGGGGCAGTATAGCACCCGCCGCGCCAAGCTACAAGGCACCTTTCCAAAGCTTTCCCTAACCTTTACCGGGGCTTTACGTTTCTGCTCCCCGTGCAGCGGATAAAAAGAAGGGAGCGGTGTGCCTCCCTTACTCGCGGCGCAGTTTCTGTTCGGCGACAGCGACCGTCTGCTCGTAGCGGTCAATTTTGGAGTTAAGGCGCTCCAGCGTCTGCCGCATCTCCTCCATCCGCTCCAGCAGCAGCTCCCTCTGCTCAATGAGGATCTGTTTGCGGGCCTCGGTGGTATCCTCCCCCTGCTGAAACAGGGAAACATACTCGATCAGAGCCTCCACCTGGATACCGGCTCCCCGCATACACTTGGCAAACTCCACCCAGGCGCAGTCCTCCACGGTATAATCCCGGATGCCGCTCTTGCTGCGGTGAACGGTGGGAATCAGGCCGATGCGCTCGTAATACCGCAGGGTATCGGCTGAGAGGTTGTATTTACGGCTGACTTCGGCAATGGTCATAAGGTCATCTGCTCCTTCCGGCGGGCTGGCTCCCGCTGTTTGTTCGATTTTATCACCTGGACTCCGCTCCAAGTCAAGGCTGAGTTTGGAAAAAAAGCAGAAAAATATTGCAGGCGGCAGTTGACAATGTGCGAAAAGTGTGGTATCATCTTTTTTGCATTTGGCCGGAGACCGGACGTGGAGAGATGTCCGAGTGGTTGAAGGAACCGGTCTTGAAAACCGGCGATGTGGAAGCATCCGTGGGTTCGAATCCCACTCTCTCCGCCACATTTTTTCCAAATGTATCCTGTATTTGGCATGCAGAAGTACCCAAGTGGCCGAAGGGGCTCCCCTGCTAAGGGAGTAGGGCGGGAAACCGTCGCGAGGGTTCAAATCCCTCCTTCTGCGCCAGAATGAAAACCCCGCAACTGTAATGGTTGCGGGGTTTTCTCTTACTCTCTCAATGGATTGAGGATTCCAAAAACAAAGATTTTGATTCCGCGATAGAAGGCCAGAAACCGCTTCCGTGAGCAGAAATTACACACGGATTACACACGTGGAATACTGTGCTGGACATGAACGCAGAAAACCCGCCCCGGTAACCCAGGGCGGGCGGTGATGATATTGTTAGATGCCCCAGCCCTCGGACAGGATCGGGAGCGGGATAAACGGCCCGCCGCGCTGGGTGTGGTCAATGATGCAGGGCACGCCGTCAGCGTTGGCGGTCAGCTCGTAGCAATCAGAGCCTCGGAAAATGTGCTTGCGCCCGTCTCCGGCCTCTGCCGCCTCAAATCCTGCGGGCAGCTCTACGGTAACGCGCCGGGTTCATGTCCGGCTAATCTCTGGGTACTCCTCAAGCGTTACCTCTGCGGGCTTGCCCGTCTGGATCATGTCGCCGGTGCGGGTGATATATAATGTGGTAGTCATGTTAAGCCATCCTTTCCCCCGGGTCTGCCGGGCCTCTGTTGTGTTGATTGTATCGCGCCCATATGGGGCAGTCAAGACTTTTTCGCCGTCTCCCAGATAATCATGATCGGGAGGAGCAAGATAAACAGAATAATCAAGCGGGGGGCACCTCCTTAAAACGCGGGAGAATCAAACAAATATTCCCCGTTGGCCTTATATGCGTCATTCCAGGCGGTTACAAGCTCCGCCGCCTCTTTTTTGGGGCTGCAAAGGTGGGCGACCTGCAATCCGCCGATGCAATCAAGCGCAAATTTGAGGTTTTCCCCGGCCTTGCATGGCAAAACATAAGAGTAATAACCGGGGCTGCATTCCTGGTGTGTTCGCGGGGCAAAGTGGTTTCGTTCTTGTCTTGGCAGACCGTGACGGCCATATAAATTTTACTCATGTCATTTCCTCCATTCTCCGGCGGGCGGGTCAAGACCGGTAGATAATCAAAAAGTCGTTGTAGTGGTTGCGATTGAGTTTTACAGGGTAGGACGGCCAGACTTCCGTTCGCTTGCCTGTCATGCCGTAAAATCCGCGCACATGGTTAAGTTGTGCCGGGGGCAGGCGGTCAGCCCATGCGGAGCCGATAAATCCAACGGCCAAATATTCCGGAGTCTGGTCTGCAATGGTAAATCGGCCTGCAATATCTACGATTATTTTCATGGTTAAGCCTCCCTTGCTGTCCAGCTAATGCGATATGGGTCTTGATGGTAATTTGCGCCTCTGGCCCACAGCTTTTCTTTATCTAAGAGGTGATTTGCTGTGATGTGATAGGGTTTTCCGGTTTCCTCGTCCTTGTAATATAGCCTGTATTCGCTGGCGGCCTTGTTAAATACAATGCTTACAAGTTTCATTGCTCGACCATCCATTTAGTAAAGTTCGGCGCTCTGCTTGCTATATTCGCGCCGCGCGGCCATGTATGCGGCCCGTTGTACGTCGCTAAAGTTGCAGGCGGAGAAAAGCTCTTCGATGTCCTCATAATCGCGGACGCCGGAACAGTCACCAAAAGCGGAACACACGTCAAAATCGGCTTGCCAGTTTATGCCGTATTCGTGATTAAACATCTCGCGGAGAAATGCGTTTTTCCAGTATTCCGCGTTGTCGCTTTCGGGTTCTGCCTTTTCAAGCATGGCAAGCAATTCTTCTCCGCTATTCACAAAATCAGCGTCTTTTTTGTCGTAGAACGCAAGGAAAACGGGGCTAAAAATCATTTTTTCGGTTTTCCTTCTCAGTTTTTCCCGCTCCTTATCGGGGCCACAGAAAAACATGGAAATATGATCCCTGCGCAGTCCGTAGTAATTGCGAATGTAGTATTCTTTCGCTTGCTTGTCCTGGTAGTCGCTTACTGTTTCCATCTCGTCGGCGGTAAACAGCTTTTTATTTAGGCTGTCAAGGTAAAATTTCCGCAGTTCGTCGCGGCTTTTTCCTGAGTGGTGTAGCTCGTAATCATTGGCATACTTGATATAATGCCCATCAGCGAACACAAGCACGGAATAGCCGAAATAGCCGCCAAAGTCCACAAAATAGACTTGATGCCCCTTGACGGTGGCGGCCTCAATAGCCATTTCTGCGGCCTGCGCTTCCGTCAATGTTTCAATATCGCGGATTGTGTATTCTTTCGTTGCGGTAGTTGTCATTTTAATTTCCTCCTTGTCATGGAGGGCCACCCGTGGTATACTGGGCGTGCCCTGGTTCGCGGTTGTTCTGGGGCTTCTCTTGCCCTGGTCACTGTTGCAAGCGGTGGCCGGGGCTTTTGTCTGCCCTCGTGACCTCCGGGGCGGGGTGGTGGTTACTCCGCATACAGCCCAGAGGCCGCAAGCTGGAGGGCCTCGGAGATGGCGGCATCCCTAGCGGCGGGGCCATAGCCGGGAATGGTCTTGTTGACTGAGGGCGCGGGGTGCTCCCCACGTAGGCAGGCATAAGCATCTCCCCACGCCTCCAAAAGGTAGCTCGCGTCTTTGCCCTGGTTGTACTGCCGGACGGCGACGCGATAGCCCCGGAGCTTCTTCTGCTGTCCCCGATTCTCCCAGCGCTTGGGATCAAACCGGGACGCGCTGCGCTTAGGCTGCATCATTGAAGCCGGGACCAATACAATAATAGTCTTGCTGCTGGCGTCATACGACCCTCGGACGGTCTCGCAGTTAGCATAATGCCGCTTATAATCGCGGTACTGCATCTTGACTTCTTCCATTTTCTTTCCCTCCCGGCCTACGGCCTTGCTTTTCCCTGCCGGTTGTGTTATATTGGAGGCGGCCAGATGGCAGGCTCTAACCGCCTCCGCTGGGTCTTAGATAGTCGCTTGCTTGTTCAGGGCTGGGCGGCTATCTTTTTTACTGCTTGGGGATGGCCTCTCGGATAATGCGGGCCGCGTCCTGCGCGTCCTTAGCCGTGGCCTCTACCAGCTTCGCCAGGGTTTCAAGATAGGATGCTAACTCGGTCTGGGTCATGCTATCAATCTCCATTTCGTTTACCTCCTGCCAGGTGGATTCCGCTTGGCTGTTGTCCCTTGCGGTGATTTCATGATAGCACGGTTATACAGTGCTGTCAATTAGACTTGTTGCACAAGGTTCTTTGGGCGGTTTTGTGGAAACTATACACTGTTAAACCGTGAAAAGACATGATACAATATAATAAAGATTTCGGGAGGTGATCACATGGTAACCTCGGCAAAACGCAAGAGCAATAACGCATGGGACAAGGCCAATATGACGGTACTAGGGTGTAAGGTGCGCAAGGACTACGCCGACCGTGTGCGGGCAGTCTGCGCCGCTCACGGGGACACTGTTAACGCCTTATTACGGGACGCACTGGATAAGTATTTAGAAGAGCACGAAGAGCGAAAGTCATAACTTTTTGAGGCAATTAGTCTGACTAACTGTCACATAACACTAAGTCTCAAATGACCAAAATAGAAAAATTTTTGAATCCGCTATCTGTTGCAGTACAATAGATAGCGGATTTACTTTAGCGTAATGTATTTTACAAAACGCGATTTTCGATCGATCTCCTGGATAGGAGCAGAGGCTCACAGGTTAAGGGCGAAAGGAGGCGCACCAGCCACATGTACAAAACAGATAAGCAGAGAGCGGCGGAGGGGAGACCATCATACTACACCGCACCGGAGCTGGACGCAGCTTGTGCCGCCTACTTTGAGGACTGCGACGCAAACGACCGACAGCCTACCAAGCCTGGACTCCTTCTCCATCTTGGGGTGACGGAGAAGGAGTGGAAGGTTTGGGAGGCGGGGGAGCCTGGATATACGAGACACCCGGCGATCTGCCAAAAAGCGTTGCTAGAAATGCGCGACCGACTGGAGCAGCGCAAGGACACGGCGGCTATATTCCTACTCAAGCAAAAGCCGTATGGAGGCTATACAGACCGGCCAGAGCCGGATAGTGTAGGCGGAATAAAGATCCACGTTTCATTCGGCAAGGATAAGCCCAACTCAACAAAATAGTGATTCTATTGAGTTGAACGAGGAGGCAAACCATTGCGGCGCAATGAGTGAGAGGCTTTGCATACTGTATTCGCAATATGCAGTCTTCAGACCACAATATATGGGGGTGTCTGCACGGGCTGCACTGCATGGATAACCAGCGCCCCAGGGCGTGCAGGTGAGCGAGGGAGCAGGGGAGAGGGGAGGCCCTACCCCCGCCCCGCCCCCACCCGGTACGGGGGTAGCGGAAAATCGGGGGTGCCTTTCCAGGAAGGGTATAGGGGTATCACCGCTTTCACCAAACGCCTCCAAAGCATTACACAGGGGATTCGCCAAGCGGTAAGGTATGAGGTTTTGGCCCTCATATCGCAGGTTCGATTCCTGCATCCCCTGCCACCGGCGTGAGCCGGACTTTTCCCGCATCCTCCTTTTCTACCGCCCGGCGCCGAGGCGGTAATATCGGGCCCCTACGCTGCACGGCTGAAAACCACCCGATAAACTGGGCGGAGGGTCGCGCCCTCCATGCGGCAAATGACTGTGGAGAGACACTATACCGGGAAGCCTAGAGCGTCTGACGGCCCCGGAGAAGGGGCATGACGCCCGCCTGTCATGGAGGCGGAAGCGGTGGCAGCTATGACCTGCCCCGGCGCTATCCCACTGAAAACTGCCCTGCGAGTGGCTAATCATGATGTCGCCGCCGAGACCAGGGTGTGACAATCTAAGCGGGAAGCGCACAAAAAGTTGCAAAAATGGGATGGTGTAAAGTGAGTGGTGTACTCATAATCATTGCAGAACTTATCTGCCTTGTTCTTATGGTTGTAAATGCTTATTTAGCTTTCAAAGCAAAGCAGAAAGACGACCTTAATGGAATGGTTTGGAATTTGGCATTTATGATCCTAATGAGCACTTGTATTAGATAACCAAAAATATGCCGAGTGCTGTAGCAGAAGCGCCTGCGGCGGCCCGTTACGTCGCGGACGTGTGGCGGCTCAATGCCGCCTCTCGGCTCCAAACGCAGATGGAAAGCAAAAGAGGCACTGCGCGATTAAATTAAATGCCAATGGGCGGCTGGACAACCTACTGTCCGCCATATGCCGCTCCTCGCCGCATGAGGCGGGCGGTGGCACCAGATGTATGGCACCACAGGTTAAAAGCAGACGGGCCTTCCTTGTGCGCTGTGCGAAAGCGGCAAGGCGAAGAAAATTATTGTTGGCTGACCCCGGCTCTATAAAGATGAACGGTTCCGACTGACGACACCAGCGGAGGGGTTGAGATGTACCGTGATTATCAAGGCTGTTCCTATGGATGGAGTATGTGAGGTGAGGATGGAAAGGTGTGGCAACGTAGACCGACCAGCGGTGTCTAAGCGTCAGTAGCAGAAACGGAAATAGGTTGCTGATTGTAATACAGCCTTGATGATTGTGATGTGATCCCGCATAGCGGGTTACATACCATTGAGCGGTGGCGGAACAGACACTAATTGTGGTAAAGCTGGTGCGATTACCAGCAATAGTAGACGCTGACAGTGAAGAAGAGTAACCGTCTGTGAAGAACAAAGCAACAGCGGCGAAGTCGTGGGCGTAGAGCTTTGGTGAGGCCCATATGTGAGGTGCAAATCCTCACCCGCTCAAATTTGCCGCCCCGCAGTTGCAGGAGACGGGGGCGGGGGTACTACAAAACAGGGGGTGGGGATGTTTTCATGGCAGACCCGAAAATTTCAAAACAGAGAGCTGTGGTTCAGGGCGGATGGGTATTGTGTCCGGTGACCTGGGCCAAGATCGGGGCGCTGGAGAAGGGTGCCCACGGGAGCGGGGTGGCTCCCTACTGCCCCAAGTGCAAGGCATCCCATCCGGTGATATTGAAAGAGCCCTAGAGGCCAACTACCGAGGAAAACTCGGCGGTTGGCCTCTTTTCGTTTGTCTGGAGGTAGGTTGTGGCAAGGCGGAAACCGAATCAGCCCACGGGGGAAATCAAGCTGGAGCTGGGGGAGCTGTATCCCAAGCAGTGGCAGTTCATAGAGAGCAAGACCCGGTACACGGCCTATGGCGGCGCGCGGGGCGGCGGCAAGACCCACGTGCTGATCCGGGCCTGCATCCGGGGGGCCTTGCAGTATCCGGGCATCAAGATTCTGATTCTGCGGCGTACCTACCCGGAGCTGGAGCAGACTATCATCCAGCCCATGAACAAACTGGTTAACTCCGCTACGATGGACGGGCGGCCCTGCGGCGACCTGATTGCCACCTACAACGGCACCATGCGAATGCTGTTCTTTGCCAACGGTTCCACCGTGAAGTTCGGCCACTTGCAGAGCGCAGCGGCTATCACGGAGTACCAGGGCCAGGAATACGACTGGATTTTCATGGACGAGGCCACCCACTTCACCGAGTATGAGTTCCGCACCATGGGCGCGACGCTCCGTGGCGTCAACGAGATTCCGAAGCACTTCTATTTGACCTGTAACCCCGGCGGCGTCGGGCATCAGTGGGTGAAACGGCTGTTTGTCACACGGGAGTATGAGGGCGTCGAGAGCGGACGGGATTACTCCTTCATCCCCGCCACGGTGGAGGACAACAAGGAGCTGCTGAAAGCGTCCCCGGAGTACATCCAGATGCTGGACACACTGCCGGAGGACATCCGGGCGGCCCACCGCTACGGCGATTGGGATGCCATGGCCGGACAGTATTTCAGCGAGTTCCGGCGGGAGCGGCACGTGGTGAAGCCCTTTATTGTGCCTAAGGAGTGGCCCCGCTACCGGGCGTTTGACTACGGACTTGATATGTTCGCCTGCTACTGGTTCGCCATTGACTTTGACGACCGGGTGTGGGTGTACCGGGAGTATTGCGAGAGCGGCCTGATTGTGTCTGAAGCGGCGGCCGCCATGCGGCGGCTGACCCCGCCGGGGGAACAGATTCAGTTCACCGTCGCCCCGCCGGACATGTGGAGCACCCAGAAGGACACGGGGCGCACCATGGCCGAGATTTTCATGGAGAACGGCATCGGGATTGTCCGGGCCTCCAGCCAGCGGGTGCAGGGCTGGATGGTGGTGAAGGAGTTCCTGAAGGAGCGACCGGACGGACGCCCGGGGATGCTCTTCACCGAGGACTGCCCTCGAATGATCCGGGATTTGCCCGCCCTCCAGCACGACGAAAAGAACCCCTCGGACTGCGCCAAAGAGCCCCACGAGATTACCCACAGTCCCGACGCCCTGCGCTATGGGCTGATCTACCGGATGATGGGGGCACGGCTGGAGCCGGTGCGGCCGGAGCGGGACGATGTGGACTATGTGGAGGAGTACGACGACTACATGACCGGCGGAGAGGCCGCCGACGGATATCTGAGCTACGGAGGATAAGGACATGAACAAGCTGATTTCGCTTGCCCTGCACGTGGGGCGGCTGGAGGCCCGCCTGGAGGCTCTGGAGAAACGGCTGGAGTGGGAACCGCCCGCGCCGGAGGTGCACGTGGAGCTGGGACATGCGGCCACGGGGGCCGACCCGAAGGCGGAGGAGGACGCACGCCAGGCGGAGCGGCTGTTGCAGGAGGGCATTGACAATATCATGGGCTATCAGTGGCCGCCCCGGCGGGAGGGTGAGTGATGGCAAAGAAGGAAATCACCCCCGAGTCCGTGTGGAACGAGTACGAGACGGCCTGCAACTTCAAGGCCGGGCTCAATCTGTATGACAATGTGCGGGCCAACGAGAACTTTTACATCGGGAAGCAGTGGGAGGGAGTGCAGTCCAACGGCCTTCCCACCCCAGTGTTCAACTTCATCAAGCGGATCATCCTCTATGTGGTGGCCTCTACAGCCACGGATAATCTCAAAATGGCGGCGTCGCCTCTGTCCTCCTCCGGCATGGCGGCCCTGGGGGATCTGGAACGGCTGACGGATGTGGTCAACGCCCAGTTTGAGGCCCTGTTTGAGCAGAATAAGCTAGGGAAACAGACCCGCGAGTTCATGCGCAACGCCGCAGTAGACGGAGACGCCTGCATTTACGTTTGGTTTGACCCCGATGCGGAGACCGGGCAGACGGCGAAGGGCACCATCCGCACAGAAATTTTGGAAAATACCCGCGTGTCCTTCGGTAACCCCACAAACCGGGATGTGCAGAGCCAGCCCTATCTTCTGATCTCCCGCCGGGAGCTGCTGGACGAGGTAAAGGAGCAGGCCAGGGCGCAGGGCGGCGCGGCGGAGGACATCCTATCGGACTGCGACGAGACCGGCGACCGCTTTGACGCTATGACCGACGGAAAGGTGACCACCATCACCCGCTTCTGGAAAGATGGGGGAACGGTACGCGCCATCAAGACCACCAAGGACGCGGTGGTGCGCAGCCAGTGGGACACGGGGATGCAGCTCTATCCCATCGTTTGGATGAATTGGGACTACGTGCAGAACTGCTATCACGGACAGGCGGCGGTGACCGGGCTGATTCCCAACCAGATCTTCGTGAACAAGATGTTTGCCATGACGATGATCTCCCTCATGACCACCGCCTATCCGAAGATTGTGTACGACAAGACCCGGATTTCCCGGTGGGACTCCGGGGTGGGAAAGGCCATCCCGGTCAACGGCGGAGACGTGACCAACGTGGCCCGTGCCATCGACCCGGCGGCCATCTCGCCCCAGGTGAGCCAGTTTATCGAGCTTGCCATCTCCCTCACCAAGGAGTTTATGGGGGCCACAGACGCGGCCCTGGGCGATACCAGGCCGGACAACACCTCCGCCATCATCGCCTTGCAGAAAGCCTCCTCGGTGCCCATGGAGCTAACCAAGCAGAATTTCTTCCAGTGCGTCGAGGATTTGGGGCGTATCTGGCTGGATCAGATGCGGGCCTACTATGGGGTTCGCTATGTGGACTTGAAACCAACCGAGGAAGAGAAGCAGGAGATGCTCTACCTGGGGCAGGTGCCGGACGACAAGCCGCGGCCCACGGAGTTTGACTTCTCCCTGCTCAACCAGGTGCCGTTGTCCATTAAGCTGGACGTGGGCGGCTCGGCCTACTGGAGTGAGATTGCGCAGATGCAGACCCTGGACAATCTCCTGATGAACGGCCAGATTAACGTGGTGGACTACCTGGAGCGGGTGCCCAACGGCTACATCTCCAACCAGCAGGAGCTGATTCAGACCCTGCGGGAGCGGATGGGGATGGTTCAGCCAGCCATGCAGGGGCAGACGGGAGCCGTACAGGCCGGGCAGGGTAACACAATCGACCTGGCGGCGGGTTCCGGCTACGGGAACCTACAGAGGGCCATCAATCAGACCGGCATGGAGGGAATGGACCTCTCCCAGATACGGGTATAGCGGCGGACCAGCCGTGACCAAATAAAAGCCGCCCAGACCAGGGCGGGAAGGAGCGAAGCAATATGGACGAGACCATGGAGACCGTGCAGGGCGACATTGAATCCGCCTGGAGCGCGGAGGACCCGGCGGGCGAAGCAGAGGGGACGGAGTCGGCGGCTGCGGCAGACCAGCCGAAGGGCGGCGAGGAAACCCCTCCTGCGGAACCAAAAGCGCCGGATGCGCCGGTAGCGCAGCCGGAGCTGTTTACCCTCAAGAACCGGGACGAGACCCGCCAGGTGACCCGTGACGAGCTGGTCGCCATGGCGCAGAAGGGGTGGGACTACGACCATGTGCGGCAGGAGCGAGACCAGCTCCGGCAGTACCGACAGGAAGCGGATCCCGCCCTGGAGCTGGTGAAATCCTACGCCCAGCGCAACGGTATGTCGGTTGGCGATTACCTGGACTATTGCAGAAAGCAGGAGCTCATCGCAACCGGCATGAACGAGCAGGACGCGGCAGCCAGGGTGAGCATGGAAAAGGAACGGGCCGACCTTGCGCGGCAGCGGGCCGAAATCCAGGCGTATCAAGACCAGCAAAACAGCGTTCTGAAGCATGCTCAGCAGCAGGCCCAGGCCCGGAAGCAGGACATTGAGGCGTTCTATCAGTCATACCCCGGCGTAGATCCCAAGAGCATTCCGCCCGAGGTGTGGGGCGCGGTGCGCGGGGGCGACACGCTCACAAATGCGTACACCCGCTGGGAGAACAAGCGCCTCCAGGCCGAGCTGGCCGCTGAGCGGCAGAACAAGGCCAACCGGGACAAGACCCCCGGCAGCCTGGGCGGGGACACCGCAGACGACAACGCCGGCCTCATCTCCAAATACTGGGACGAGGCAGATTAAGGAAAAGAGCCCAAGAGGCCGAACCGGAGACGGTGAGGCCCATCCCTCCGCCCGGTTCGGTGAGGGCGGAAAGGAAGTATTATGGCAATCAATTTAGCGGAAGCCTTCTCCAAGAAGGTAGCCGAGGCATTCAAGCAGGACTCTCTGACCGACAGCGCCACCGGCCACGACTACTCCTTCTCCGGCACCCGCACGGTGCGGGTGTGGAGCGTGGACACCGTGCCCCTGGTGGACTACCAGCGCACCGGTTCCAACCGGTACGGCACCCCCGTGGAGCTGGGTGATACCGTCCAGGAGATGACCATGCGGGACGAGAAGTCCTGGACGTTCACCATCGACAAGGGCAACCAGTCCGACCAGTACAACATCAAGGGAGCCACCCGCGCCGCCAAGCGGCAGATTGAGCAGCAGGTCATTCCCTATGTGGACAAGTACCGCTTCCGCGAGTGGTGCACCAATGCGGGTATTATTGAGGGCCTGTCTGCTGCGCCGACCAAGGGCGACATTGTGGACGCGATCTTCGACGCTGGCGCGGCCATGTCCGACCGGCTGGTTCCCTGGAGCAACCGCACCCTCTACATCCCCAACGAGTATTTCAAGCTGCTGGCCCTGTCTGACCAGTTCATCTCCATCGAGGCCCTGGGCAAGAAGTCCGTCAGCAAGGGCGAGGTGGGAGAGATTGACAATATGGTAGTCAAGCGGGTGCCCGCCTCCTATCTGCCCGCCGGGGTGTACTTCCTGGTGAAGTACAAGGGCTCCACGGTAGACCCGGTGAAGCTGAACGACATGAAGATCCACCAGGATCCGCCCGGCATCGGCGGCAATCTGCTGGAGGGGCGCATCTATCACGACTCCTTCGTGCTGGGTACCAAGGCCAACGGACTGTACGTGGCCGGAGCATCTGGCAGTGTGACGGCGGCTCCCACCATTAAGGACACCACCGGCACGGTGACCATCACCAAGAAGGGCACCTGCAAGTACACCGTGGACGGCACCGACCCCCGCTATTCCGCTACGGCGCAGGTATACTCCAACACCTTCAGCGCGGAGAAGGGCGTTGTGGTCAAGGCCGTGGATGTGGAGACCGGCAAGTTCCCCTCCGCGGTGGCCAGCTACACCGTGGTAGGCGCCGGCGGTTAAGCAGAAAGGGCCCGGGCGGGGCTTCAGCCCCGCCCGACTGCCAACAGAGAGGAGGAAGAACGGCGTGGCAACGACCGCCCAATGGATTTTTGAAAAGGCCATGAACCTGATGGACGAGGTGAACGAGTCCACTGGTGCCACCGACACGGCGGATACCCGCGAGTATAAAAACCGCACAATCCCCATTCTCAACATACTGCGGGTAGAGTGCTTTCCGGCCTCGGATACCTACCGGGTGACGGAGCCGGGCAAGCGGCCTATCTGCCCGGAGATTGCGGACTTTGACACCCCGATCGGGCTGGACGACGGTATTTGCCAGGGCGTTCTTCCCTATGGGCTGGCGGCCCATCTGCTGCTGGATGAAAACCCGGACGTGGCCGCCTACTTCAACCAGAGGTATGACGAGCTGCTGGAGGAGTACCGCAGTGCGATTCCGGCGCAGGCGGAGGACATCGAGACCATGTACGGCGGGATTGAGTACGGATGCTTCGGGAGGTGGTGACGTGGCGAACATTGTCAGCACCAGTGAGACCAAAATCTATCAGATTAAGAAGTGGCTTGGCCTGAACGAGTCTCCCGACGGCGACACACACATGAAAATGGGAGAGGCCGCCGAGATGCGCAATTTCCGCATTACCGCCGAAAACCATCTGCAAATCAGGCCCGGCTACGGCCTCTTGGCGGAACTGTCCTCCGGGAACCCGGTCCGAGGGATGTGGAGCGGCTACATCGCGGGGAAGCACCATGTTCTGGCGGCCTGCGGCGGACACCTGTGGGACTTGGATCTGGAGGAGCGCACGGCGGCGGACAAGGGGGCCATCCACGACAGCCAGACCTCCATGTTTGGCTTTTCCGATAAGCTCTACATCCTCACCGGCACGGAATACTATTCCTGGGACGGTGAGGGGGCCCCGGCGGCGGTGGAGGGATACATACCCATTGTCACTACTGCGGCCCCGCCCACTGGCGGCGGCACGCTTCTGGAGCCGATGAATCTGCTGACAGGGAAGAAGAGGGCGGAGTATTCCCCGGATGGCGAGGCCAAGGAGTTCCAGCTCCCTGAGAACAAGCTGGACGAGGTCATCTCGGTGGAGGGCACCGAGATCAAGTATACGGCAGACCTGGAAAAGGGAAAGGTGACCTTCGACTCTGCGCCGCCAAAGGGTGTTAACACAATTACCTTTACATGGCGGAAGGGCACGGGAGAGCGGGCCAAGGTAACCGGAATGCGGTTTGCAGAGCTCTACAACGGCGAATCGGACAGCCGGGCATTCTTGTATGGAGACGGCACCAACGAGGCGATTTTCTCCGGCCTGGACGAGAACGGGCAGGCGTCGGCAGAGTATTTCCCGCAGTACAACACGGTGGCGGTGGACAGCGCCAATACACCCATTACCGCTATGATCCGCCACTATGACCGCCTACTGATCTTCAAAACAGACTCGGCCTACTCCTGTTCGTACTCCACCCTTACCCTGGGGGACGGCAGTGTGTCGGCGGCGTTCTACACCTCGTCACTGAACCGCTCCATCGGAAATGCAGCACCGGGCCAGGCGAAGCTAGTGGACAACAACGCCCGCACAGTCTACGGGCGTTCGGTCTACGAGTGGTCACTGGCGGCCAACTCCGTCCGCGACGAGCGCAATGCCAAGCGGGTCTCTGATAAGGTGGCCGCCACCCTGGGAGCGTTTGATCTGACGCAGGCCATTTGCTTTGACGACGAGTGGAACCAGGAATATTACATTTTCTACGGCGGGCAGGCCATCGTCAACAACTACCAAAATAATTCCTGGTACTTTTACGACAATCTTCCGGTAAACGCCGTGGTGGCCGTGGAGGGCACGCTCTATTTCGGGACACTAGATGGCCGGATCATGGAGTTCTCCAGGGAGTACCGGAATGACAACCTTGAGGACATCAACGCATACTGGGAGAGCGGTTCCATGGATTTTGACCTGGATTGGAGGCGTAAATACTCCTCCACCGTCTGGACAGCCATGAAGCCGGAGAGCCAGGCCATTGTGACGCTGACGGCGGAGTCCAACGTCAAGTCGGAGTACCCGGACAAGATTGTCTCCGCCGGTCTGGCGACCTTCCTGAACATGAGCTTTGAGCACTGGAGTTTCGGCACCAACCGGAAGCCGCAGCTCATTCGCTCCAAGCTGAAGGTGAAGAAGGTAACCTACTACAAGCTCATTATCCGCAGCAAGTCTGCCTCCGCCACGGCGACCGTGCTTTCCGTGGATTTGCAGGTGCGATACACCGGAAACGTGAAATGAGGTGCTTTTGTGGCAATCACACCTTTTGAAAAGGACATTGAGATCATCCAGAAGCTGGACGACGAACCCAACGACGTACAGGGCCTTACCCCGGAGGAGCTGAAAAAGCGCTTCGATCAGGCGGCCATCTGGCTCAAGGAGTACATCAACGGGACGCTGATCCCCGCCATTACCGGGGACGGCGGCACCGGCGGCGCGTCCAACATTGGCGCGGCGGTGGATGACTTCCCCGGCGAGACGGTGCAGGAGGTGCTGGACGCCTTCAACGACGCGCTGACCGACCGCTATACTAAGTCTGAGACAAACAGCTACGTGGGCCAGGAGACGGAAAACCTGGTGGAGACCGTGCATGTGGATCTGACCACCGGAGTGATTACCGTCACCAAGAAGGACGGCTCCAAGGAGACCTTCGACACGGCGCTGGAGAAGGTGCCTGCCACCATGGCCCTGGTGGACGAGGAGAGCGGCACCTATCTGGTGATCACCAACGTGGACGGCAGCCAGACCAAGACGGATGTTTCCAAGCTGATCGACACCTACACCTTCCAGAACTCCGCCGAGGTGGCCTTTTCCGTGGATGGGAGCGGGAACAATAAAACGGTGACGGCCTCCATCCGCCCCGCCTCCATCGGCCTGGATCGCTTTACTCTGGAGGTTACACAGAAGCTGGAGCAGTACAACGCCACCAGCAAGGCCAACGCCGACGCGGCGGCGGCCTCCGCCAAGGCGGCCAAGGCCAGCGAGACCAACGCGAAGGGGAGCGAGACGGCGGCGTCCGGGAGTGCGTCCCAGTCTGCACAGAGCGCCGGAGCGGCATCCGGCAGCGCATCCCAGGCCGCGCAGAGTGC